GCCATATTTGCGAGGAGTGCTTGAGCAGTGCATATATTGGACGTTGCTTTGTCTCGTCTTATGTGTTGTTCCCTTGTCTGTAGTGCTAATCGTAATGCTTTATTACCTTGGGAATCTAGAGACTGTCCTACAATACGTCCAGGAATCTTACGTTTATATTTCTCAGTTGTTGCAAAGAATGCTGCATGAGGTCCTCCATATCCCATAGGGACTCCAAATCTTTGCATACTTCCAACTGCAATATCAAAACCTATATCTCCTACAGGTTTCATAAGAACCTGACATAATGGATCAACAACTGCAATCTTCATACACTTATAAACTTCTGCTAGTTTGAGTAATCCATCAGGATGTCTTAATTTACCATGATTATTTGGAAATTGAACTAATAATCCAAATGCATCAGTAAAGAATGCCATTGGTATTGAATTATCTAAATCAAGTTTAATTATATTAATACCTAATGGTTTTGCTCTTGTTTCTAATACTTTTAATGTTTGTGGAAATATTTTATCATCGACTACAAAATCTGTTTTCTTACTACTAGCACTATGAGCAAGTATCATTGCTTCGGCAGCTGCAGTTCCTTCATCTAACAATGATGCATTTGCTACAGGTAGTCCTGTAAGTTCTGTAATCAATGTTTGAAAGTTAAATAATGCTTCTAATCTACCTTGAGATATTTCTGCTTGATATGGTGTGTAAGAAGTATACCATGCAGGATTTTCCAAAACATTACGTTGAATAACTGGTGGAACAATAGTTCCATAATATCCTTGACCTATCAATGACCTTTTAACTTCATTTCTTCCCGCAACTTCTTTTAATTCTGTTAATGCTTCGTGTTCACTACATCCATCAGGTAATTTATTATCTCCTCTTAATAGGATAGAATCTGGAACTACTTGTCTTACAAGTTCATCAATGGAACTAAGTCCCAAATCAGATAACATTTTAGATTGCTCCTCTTCTGAGGGTCCTATATGACGTTGAATAAACTCTGACATAGAAATTATTTTTATTGGTTGATGTAACCTTCTTTCTTTAATTTATCATAATTATAACACCCATCAAAACTAAATTCCAGTTTTGGTTCATTTCTTTTGTAGTTTACTAACAATAACTCCTTTCTTTGTTTTTGTTCTCTCATATATTCTCCAACAGATCTCATAGTATAAGTCATATCAAATTCAGCTGCATTCCATTTGGAATCAACAAAACGATCCTTAACTAATTGACTAGCATTATAACTAATCATCATATCAATATTAGAATCTTGACAATCTTTTGCAAATAGATCATGATCAAATCCTTTATGTATTTCTCCTTTCTTACCATACAAATTATCTTTTATATCATATGGAGGATCTAGGTACATAAAGATACCATCATGTAAATCATTTTCTAGTAGATATTCATATGAATATTGATTTATATTCCAACCAGATATTATTTCGGAATAACCAGGTAACTTTTCAATACCTCTCAATGAAAAATTAGAAACAGATGCCTGTTGGGAAAATGAAGAACTTTCTGTTAGACCACTAAAAGAACACTTATTAACAATATAAAATCTAGCAGCACGATCTAAACTATCAATAGTTTCATCATTGACTAATTCTTTTGATTTGACAAATAGTTCTCTTGCTGTATCTGGATTAGGATAAAGAGATTTATATTCAACTAGTTTATCTTTTAATTCAGTTCCAAATTGTTGAAGTTGAACCCAGAAGTTATATAAAGGTTCATATAAATCATTTACTGTAATTTTAAGATGAGGATATTTCTTTGCAATATGAATTGCTACACTACCACCACCTAAAAAAGGTTCTCTATACTCTGTATAGTTTCTAAGATCAGGAAAATACTGATCCATCTTAGTGCAAGCACGAGACTTACCACCAGGATAACGAAGTGGAGTTTTATATGATTTAGTCGTCATGATCATCCCAAGGATCTGTTAAATTAGCATTGGCAAAGAATCCTTTGTATACACCATATGCTGCCAACAATAATGTAATTACTCCTATTGAAATTGGAAAAGTAATATTAGGATCTAAATTAGAATGCATTATTAATCAACTGTTTCCCAAATAATATAATCATCAGGATCAATTTCAGCAGGTCTACCAGTAGAACGATTTAAGAACTCTATTCCTCCATTATTTCTTCTTGGCATAGTGATAATATCAATAGTCTCTTCAAACCATCTATTCATTGATTTTGCCATTGTACGATATCCAGTGCCGACATAGACTTGACCTGCAACAACTGCAACTGTTGCTATGCCCCAGAATAAGTAATAACTTGAAGATTTCATTTGTGCTTTTGTTTTTGTATAAGACTTGGTCATTATTGTATACAATTCTGTATATTCTATTCTACCTTATTTTTTTCTTCTTGTCTACTCTTTTCTTTTTCCCAATGTTCTATGAGAGATTCTAATTCTAGAATCCTAATCTTCGCACTATCAATTTTGTTTTGAAGATCCATTTTATAAAATTAATTTTTTACTAGGTTTTTGTATCTTACCATACATCAAGTTATATTGTTCGATAATCTCTTCTTGAGGATTTGCAATGTATACAACATACCTTCTAACAACTTCAAGTTCGTCCTTTTCAAGTAAAGGAGACCAAGGAGCAAATCCTATTTGCCCTTCTTGTTGTGAAGGAACTGCAACAATTGGATCTGTAATAATTATTGATTCAGAATCCTCTTTAACAAGATTGGCGATTACATCTTCACCAGACCACATACGGATTAGTTTTACGTTCATTAGTATTCTCCAAATAGTGTAGAAATTAAAATTACTCTTCGACCTTTACTTGGTCTTTTCATATAATGCTTTCCTGTAAAAAGAATTACATCATCTTCTTTTGGAGAATGTTTCTTATTCTCCACAATTGTTTCTCCATCAGTATCAGTTAGATAAACAATTAAATTAGAATGGGGTGTATGTGGATGATCTATATGTGGATCTGAGTATTGATGCCCTGCATCAGGATGAGTTGCATTTGCATTTGATCTTAAGAAAAAATATGGAAGATCTTTATACAGACCATTATAATCCACAAGTTCACTCATAACAATAAGGTTTTGATTAGTCCATTTGGAATGAGATTCTGAATATCCGTTCAGTTCTGGTCTCTGTAAAAATACATGACTATAGAAAGGCATATTTGTTGATACATTATGTCTCCACGGAAAATCATTCGAGAGAATGAATTTTTTAAATTTTTCATAGTTATCTGTTTTGGGGTTTTCTAAAACTTTAATCACTTAAATTCACACTCAACCATGATCTCAGTTAACGCTGCCAGAAGATTAATTTCTTGATCTGCGACGAACGCAATCTGGAATTGATATTTTGCAATAATAAGGACAGCAGCAGGTATACTGCTACTGACCAAGGCACCATATAAGCTATCGTAAATGCGACGCAATAACATAGAAGTTTCATTGTCCATGTTGGAAACAACCCACTTACGAACTTCCGAAAAGTTTTTTTCTTTGAGATTTTTAAGGAGATCATTTACAGCAACGTCTGAAAAAGCAGCTAATATACCAGTATCTATCTTTCCACTAACTGAATACCTCTGGCATTCATTAAGAACCCTTCTCCAATCTGGAAAATGTTTGTTTATTAATTCTACTAAAACTTTCTTATCTGCTTCTACCTTTTCTTTATCTAAAATATAAAGTAATCTTTGAAAAAACTTTGCTGCTATTTCCTGCTTCTCTTTGCCCTTAATGTTGAACTCAACCACAGCACACCTTGAGTGGAGCGGTTCGAGTATTTTATTCTTGTAGTTGCACGTAAAGATGAATCTGCAATTCCCTGCGAACTCTTCAATAAACGCTCTAAGTAAGAGCTGTACATCGTTCCCTGTGTTATCTGCTTCATCAATGATGACGACCTTGTGCTTCGCCTCCGAAGACAAAGATACAGTAGATGCAAAGTTTTTTGCGTTATTTCGTACCGTGTCGAGGAATCTTCCTTCATCGGATCCATTGATGACATAGAAATCTGCTCCCAGTTCGTTGCATAGTGCTTTTGCTACCGTAGTCTTACCTACACCTGGAGGTCCAGCCAATAACATATTAGGTATTTCTCCTGTATTTAGGAAATCCTTAAATGTTTTCTTTATATTGTCTGGAAGAATGCAATCTTCAATTGTTTGTGGTCGATATTTTTCGACCCATATAAAATCACTCATAATAAAATTGCAACTTTGCTAATTGCTATGCTCATCAAAAATGCTAACATAATTGCAACATCCCACTGTTTATTTTGAACATAAAAGGGAATACAAATTATATCAGCAATAATGTGCATTATCGCACCATAAAAGGTTGATACATGTAGTATAACAAAATACGCACAAATAATCAACACCGAACCTGTGATTCTTCCTGCGACTAATAAATTCATTTACACATAATATAACAAAAAGATCAATAAGTCAAATTCTTTTTCTTTTTCCTTTTAATGCTAACATTGATATTACTGTTGCTGCAATTGTGATTATGCCAAATGATGCCATACCAATTGTTGTGCTGTAAAGAACATCTGTTGAAACCATTGGTTGTGTTTCCCATGTACCTGGTAACGTATAAACAGATGGGTGCGATGCAAATAACATCATTCTTAAAATCTCCATAATTTTCTATATGTACTATGTATGATTACATTGTAACCAAAATAGGTTATTTGTGCAATCAATCTTTACATTTAAGTATCGTCATCTTTCTCAAAACCCAAGTCATTAAGTCTATCAAGATAAAAACGACGTTGTTCCCATGTCTGTCCACTTGTAGATCCTTTACATGGGTTTATACACTCATCATGATCTGCTTCATTACAAACTAATCCTGCTAGATCATGAGGACATCCTATTTTACCTGTAGACCAGTAAAACTGTCCACCTATCCATTTTGCATTACATTTTGGACAGATTTTTATAGTCATTTAAAACCCTTTAGATTTTTTCTTTGGTTTATCAATAACATGAATAACTGCACCTTTAATTGTTGGTGAGTGGCAATTATTCCACCACCATTCTTGTGCCTCTTCCCAAGATTCTACAACAAAAGTTTTAGTTGCAGAGACTATCTTATAATGATGTCTATCATAAGGTTTGTTACTTGTTTGAGAAAAGTAACGTGGATCGTTTTTTTCAATTAGGTTAGTCATTCAGATGCTCTCCATTCTTTTCTCATAGTTTGATAAGTTTCATCATATGCTGCTTTATCTCTCATTTTTTTAAAAGCATTTGCAGAGCGGGACTTTTCACAGTGTAGTGCGGTTGGCGACTGCGGTGATATGGAACCATCTCTAGCGTACTTTTGTCCACTAGGATGATTTGCATACCTGCGGGAGCGAGTAAATCCCATTTCAAGAAACTTCCTTGCCATATCCATTCCAATAAAATCCTGTTGCTCCTTATAGTCACAAAACATGGAGTAGATTTTATT